TATGATTGTATAATCTTCTAGTGTTAATTCAAAGTTCATAGGAACATGCCATGTTCACTCATATACTTGAGAGTTTCCTTCAAACTACCACGATGGTCTAAACCAATAGCAATCTGAGGATACTCTGCTTCTGATCCAAATTCTGCTCTGAATTGTTTATCACTAAAATCAACACCTAACAAGAATTCTCTTACATCTTGATCACACGCTTCAAGAACCATCTTTGCTCGTTCTGATTCTTGACTACCGTTACCATAAACTAGTGCTTGCATTAGTCTCTTTGCCTCCAATCATCAGGTTTGTCTTGTTTAAACCAATCAATGATATCATCTGCTGATTCAAATCCAGTTCTATAGTTAGATGGGTCTGGATCTCCCAACCCCATTCTATTCATAAAATCGTCCATACTACCCTCCTGCATATCAGGATTAGCAGCTTGGCGTCTTGCTTTCCTCAGCCATTCTCTAGCAGTGGTATTTGCCTTGCCAAGTTTCTCTGCCCAAATCATATCAGACAATTCAACTTGTTTTCCCTGAACAATCTTTTTACAGATTCCCTCAAGACGTTTACGGTATGCAGTAGAAAGCATGTATACCTCTCGTACTAAGAATATTTAGAGTAAATTATATCAGCGTTCGATATAACTTAATGTATGATTGGATGCACTTATTTGGTGAATAATTACATCACAACCAATTTTAGGATCACAATCTCCACAGGTAAAGATATCTACAGCAGCTTCACCTTTTTCTGGCCATGTGTGGATACTTATATGACTCTCAGAGAGTAAACACAATACTGTTACTCCCTGAGGTTCAAATTTCTTAAAGATAGTTTGAACAACTGTAGCACCACTTACAGATGCTGCGTCTTCTAGCAAATCAATAAGAAATTTATAATCATTTAATTTGTCAAACGGACAACCATACAGGTTGAGCAAATAATGTTTACCCATTTACGTAGGATTATCCTCCTCATTCCCGAGTAGTCCGTTTACAATTTTTTCTTTACCGTCCATCATAGCAACAGTATAGATGGAAGATCGCATGTATCTTTTAATCTTCTTATATTTTTTTCTTACATCATTAATTGCATCGAGATTCATCTCAATGTTGAGATCTCCCGACCTTATTTCTTTTTCTTGCTTTCCTTCGGGCTGTAGCCCCACATCTTCGGATTCACTGTTCCCTCTGTCCATTCCATTCCCCTAAAATCACGATATTTGTCCCAATATTGATCAAAGATATCAAGTTTAAGTCCTTGAACAATATCATATTTTTCTTCACCATTGTCTCCATAAGTGACAAGATAGGTATCTCTGGGAAGACTCCTATCTTGTGCGGCTGAAGGATCACAATTCATGTGGATGATATTAATCCCCTTCCCCATATCAAGACCTACCACCCCATTGGATATCAGGATAAGCTTCAGAAACTAGTTCTTTGGTGATATTATATTTATCTGTAAGTTTTTTATCTTTTACAAGACAAACAACCTCACACTCTCCAGGATGGAGTTGTTCTAGGATGTTAATGAACATCGTCTCTTTCTTCAGACGATTCATTGCATCATTGCCACCTTTTACAAAGTTATAGAACTTATCCCACTCTTTACGAATTGTGGTAGAGGGGTTTTTATCTGCATCTTCTTTTGCTTCTACAGGAACTTCTCCTTCGGGAAGAACTGAAACGATTGTTTCATCAAAGTTCCAGATCAAAACAGATTTGATAAAATTCTCGTTGTATTGTTGGAGAATTTGAATCTTCTTTGCTTTGGTTCTTTCTGTAGAAACAACAGAGAAAATCTCATGAACATAAGATTTTGGTGTCAGTTGAATCTTCTCTGCCTTTGGTGCTGCAGGTTTACGAGTAGTGGTCTTTTTGGCCGCAGGTTTAGGTGTTGCAGCTTTAGGAGTTCTAGTCGTCTTCTTCGTCGTAGTCGTCATAATTGTTTTCAAATCGCACTGCTAAAATTTCATCTGGAATAATATTCCCATTCTCATCAAACATTTCTGGATGAGCGAAAACTTGTTGCGGAGTGTTAAATACCAAATGTTCTTTCCATAACCATCCAATAATACCACCAATCAATAAGAACATTAAAGATACCATACAAAAGATGGCAACTATAGGCATCGTCATGGCCTTTCCTCCGAGAGATTTACTTCTTTTTGATATCAAATGAGAAGTTTAAGTGTATGTGCATCTCTCTTCGGAAGAGAGAAACCATTTTACCAAAACTAAACTCAAAAGTCTTTGGTTCTTCAGGTTTTCTCCTCCTTTTTCGTAATAATAATTCCACACCTCTATTTATGTGGAGTTCCTGACCCTTACTCATGATTAAACAAGAGACAGTTCTTTGAGATACTGAATGGTATCAGAACAACCTCCCAAATGTCTATCATCAACTATTACCTGAGGGAAAGTAGAATTACTACCAAACTTTGAATAGAATTCTTCTTTTGTGAAATCTTCATCCAAAGTATGTAGAGTATATTCTTGGCCGCAAAGTTCCAATACTGTTTTTACTTTATAACAATAAGGACATTGCGGTTTAGAGTAGACAATAAAATTCATACTATGTTTTGTATTTGGTAATATTTAGATCATGATATAAGGATATTACAACAAAACATCAATAATGTCAATTACTGTTTTGTTCCTTGAGTCTTTGTACTAGATGTTCAGCAAAAGCCTCCAATTTTTCAGGATGAATTTGTTGAATCCCTGCTTCTTTTACAGCATTATTAATGCTGTAAATTTCGTTGTCATTTAGTTTTTTCCCCCCAACAGGAAGAGTCATAGTAGGAACCTCCTCAGTTATGATGATATCATAACATATAATCTACTAATATCTAGTAGACTTAATGTTTTCTTCGGGATTGGTCTTAACCTTTGTAACCTACTACTCATAATTATATTGTTTCCACTCTTCTACGGATGTTTTTTCAAGATCAAAAATCATTTTGTTGACAGGAGCTCTTGGTTTTCTAACTAATTTCATATTAGTTTGTTCTAGTAACATACTACCTTTCTTGGTATTGCAAGAGCTACATGCAACTACCAAATTTTCCCAAGTATCACGACCACCTTTACATCTGGGAATAACATGATCAATAGTTAGTTTAGATTTTGCACCACAATACTGACATGTATTGTTATCTCGTTTGTAAATCATAGAACGAGATGGAGTGATGTTCATAATCTTAGCCAATGGAAGTTTTACATAATTTAAAAGTCTTATTACTCTACCAGAAAGGAATTGTGCCTTTTCTTTGAGTAACAAGACTACTGCTCTTTTCCAACTTGTAAAATTTATTGGTTCATAACTAGAATTTAAAACCAATATTGTTTGGTAGGGTGTTATGGGAATGTCCATAATTGGTCTACGTACACATATTATCTATTCATCGTCGAACATTGGTCCATACTTACCACTGCTACCTGGTTTCCTATCTTCCAACATATCCATTATACCATCAAATGACTGAATAGTATCGATCTCTTTAATCAGATTTGCAATTTGAGTGCAAACCAGTGGACGTTCACCTCTCGCAGCAAAGGCAAGTGCATTACGCAGAGAAGATTCTGCTTCCTTCAAACTACTTTCAACGGATTCAGATAGGGCCATTTAAACGATCCTCACATTTACTATAAAAAGTCCCATTGACATAACAAGACTTACCAGGTTCGTAGTATTTTAACACACTTGGTTTGGGTGGGTCAACTACACAAAAATCCCCCTGTCCAGTAGTGACTCCTTCGAGACACAACGCTGCAACAAAGGGGGCAAGAAGTTTAACAGTATACATTACTCGTCAGTCAGGTGGTCTACACAAGACAGTGTATCACAGGGAGGGCAAGGAGGACACGACAAAGACTTTCTGAGTTCGTAACTACCATCTTTGCGATCAACCCACTCTATAGTGTCACCTTCTTTTAGATCTGCAGCTTTCAGAAGATCATCGGGAAAAGTAACATAGTAATCTTTAACTCCATCAATAGTAGATTCTTCTACGGGAAGAGTCCAAGATTTCTTCTCTTCTTTTTGTACTACAATCTTTTCAGTAGTTCCAGGACGACGTTTAGTTACAGTTTTGCCACCGTCTGGAGACTCATAAACCCATCCATCTTCATATTTCAAACGAGTGGAATCGTTTCTGGATACCTGATCTTTCATTTTATTGTATTCTGCATCAATTAGAGCACGTTGGTTGTAATACTCCGCTTCACGGAGATTGTACTCACGACACTTATTCTTTTCTTCTTGTTCAGATGCAGCGTCACACATTGCATCTAATTCTTCCTCAGTATAAACAGACTTTTCGTATTCTTGAGGATAGTAAGTCTCTTCCCAGAAATCAATCCAATCTTTTTTGGTTGCTTCAGTTACAGGAGGAAACTTTGCACCAGCTGCACCATAGTCCCAACCATCATAAGGTTCATGTCCAAGATCAATCTCACGATTGCCCTTAAGAAGGGAAAGGAGTTTTACAGACTTATCCAAGTAAGTTTTATGATACTCAAGAGTTTCATCTACAACACCAACGATGAGGTCATAGATTTCATCTGGGGTCACATCATCACAGTTGATGGCATCATGAATCCAGTTCTCAAGATGCTCAAGAGAGTACTTTTTGTAATTAAAGTCAGAAGAGGCCATGGTCCTCGTGTATCAAGGCCTCTATACTAATGCGTATCTGCTCATCTGTCAACCCATTCATCCAATTCCACCTTTCATCTTTTGGATCCCACTCAAAAGCAAAAGATCCATCCTCATTTTGAATAATATTGAGCCCAGACGGGTGTAGTTGTTTTCTTTCTGTTTTTCTTTCAGTCATTTATCTATCAAGTAATTGTTGCGTTTCTTGAAACCAAAGGTAGTCTAAAGACGAATTATTTAGAGTATTAAATGCGTCTTTTGGAGTTTCTACTAAAGGTTCTCCAGCTAAGTTAAAACTAGTGTTTAATAGAATCCCATGTCCAGATAACTTTTTAAACTCTTGCAGAAGTTCATATAAGTAACCATCGGACACTGTTTGAATTCTACAAGTGTTATCTACATGAGTAACTCCTGGTATTATATCAGATTTTACTGGAAAACACATAGTCATGTAAGGACTCTTCTTGATCTTACCCATATCAAAGTAAATGTTTGCGTCCTCTTCCAAAACTATGCAAGCAAATGGTCTATACCATTCTCTTTTCTTAATTCTATTTACAATGTCTTTTGCATCTACATTTAATGCGTTGAATAATATAGAACGATTTCCCAAGGCTCTCTGCCCAGACTCGGCGAGTCCTTTATATACTGCAACTGACTTATTTTCATTCAGTAAATTTGCAATTTCTTTTATAGAAGTACGAACACCTTTATATGGAGATATATCATAATGTGATCCATGAGTAAAAATATCTTTGATGGGTTTTGGTACTTTATCTTCCAGTTGAATATACGCATTCATTGCAGCACCAATACTTATACCATTATCATTACATAAAGGTTCAAAATAAAATTCTACTTCTGGGAATCTTTGCACATAATATTGATTTGCAACAACATTCATACCATAACCACCAGAAATACATACTCTCTTTATTCCTGTCCTTTTGACGCAACCTTCTATTAGATCACCAACTGCCTTTTGTGTTTGTTGTTGAACTTCATAACAAAAATCTGCATGTAACTTATAATTATCTTCGTTTATTTCTTTAACTGGATTTGTTAAAAAGTTTTGAATTTGTCTGGGAGAGTTTTTAAAAAAGTTATTGTTAAGGGTGTTCTTTTTTAGGAATAAATTTTTAAATAAATCATTCGGAGATCCATAAGAAGAGAGACCCATAGCCTTTCCACAATCATGTGGAGTGTTTCCTATCAATATCGCTGCAATATTGTAAACAGATCCTATACCAAAAATATTCTTACATTGACAATTCAATACTTTTTCTTCTGGATTATCATTTGTAGTCCACATCTCCAAAAACTTTTGTTTAGTAAATTTTGGAGGCAATACATCTTTTATTAGGTTTTTATGAAGTACAATTTTTCTTCTGCCATAGAAGTAAAAAATACTCTCAACCTCTATTAAATTGTCTTTTACTCTCGACCCTGCACCATCAACTACTACAACTAAACTGTCATCAAACTTACTATTATAAAAAGCAAGAGACGCATGATTTAGATGATGATCTTGTTGCAGTATTAACTTTACTTTGGGATTATATTCCTTACATGTTTCGAATAATGTTGTTATTAGTTGATCTGGATAATTAAAATTGGACACACAAATTGCATTCAATTTCTTTTTCAATTTTGAAGCCATACCAGAAACCAAGTCAAGTATAACCTCATCGTTATCATCATGTTTTTTTCTAGTGAATCTTTCTACTAGAAAATATTTTTTCAGACAACCATCTTCCAAAAGACAGATAGAAGCATCATGACACAAATGAACACTAAGTATTAACATTTTTCTAAAAATTCCTCTATATCCTCTAATCTTACTCTTAGGGACATTTTATCATCATTTGGCTTTCCATAAGTGAAAAACTCTTCAAGTGAAAACTTATGATGATATTTTCTCCACCACTGTGTAATTAATTTAGTACATATCATATCTATTGGAGACATTTTATGATTATTCTGTTCATTATCTCCACCAAGATGAACATTTAAATTAAAAAGAGGAATAGAGTATGTAATTCCAATATCGAATAATACATCATCTTGTATAATGTGTTTTTTGTTATATCTTCTATGATAGGAGTTATCGCAAAATGTCAATTTATACTTACCATCCCGATATAACATATCTTTTAACTTTTTTGCATATCTACGATTAATAAGATAAGCCGCAGCAGAACCTGCATTCGTTCTTTTATGTAAGAACATGGGGAAAGTCAACCCATTCGTTTGATATCTAGGACAATAATATAATTGAATACATTCCCAATTTTCTGGCAGATTATTCTCAACGTAATCCCAATCAAAATTCCAATATTTTATATTATCCAAACAAAGGTCATCCTCCATGAGGATACATGTTTCTGATGGATGTTCATCATACCAATTTATCACTGTTTCGATGTTGTTTATTGCAACCGACATCAAAGACACACATTCAATAATACCGTCTTCGACTACCACATCTTTCCATTCATAATACTTTGAAACATGGTATTTTGATGCAGGGACTCGACGAAAATTGGTTATACCCCAATAATTAAATTGATTTTCCATCGACTTTTTTCGATCAGTGCGATGATCTAGGTTTATATAATAAACCAAAGGAAAATTTTTTAATTTATTTTCCAGATCCATCATCCCCTCTCAAGATCCAAAGTAACACAGTGAAAGATACCACTCAAAGTTCTACCGTGTCTCATAGGAAGCATTGCACACTCAATACCGTGTTTTTCCAGTTCTTTCCTAGTTGGTTCCTGATGTTCTTCCAAAGCAACTAAATTTGGGTTGACACTGAAAAGATTCATATTCACCCATTCAGAGGCATGGTTGTATCTCGGATAATATCCAATATCTACAGGTTCTGGACACCAGATCACATCCCAGTTTCTAAAAGGTTCTGGTAAAACATCGACAGATTTGATTCTCTCTGGATTCAACAACATCAAACCTTCACGGAGAAATGCAATCGTAGTGTCTATATGCATGTAACTATAGACCCCCTGAAGAAGATGCACTTTTGCACGATCTTTGAGCATTTCTTGCAGTAAATTAGCCCCTGCAACATTTCCACTATTAGACACAAGGTACAAAATATCGTCATTCGCACGAAGTACATTGGCTGCATCAAAAGCAGGAGTCACTTCAGTAAGTGCAAGAGTATCCTTATCGCCTACACACTCCTCGTTATACAGTCCCTCAACGTCCTTGCACGGGACAATAATTGTGGAGTCTAGTCGATCTATAATGGGTCGCCAGGCGTCTCTCCGACACCTTAGAGGCATCGGTGTAGCTACTGTTAGATCCTTATGTGTGAAAATAACGTCTCTTGGACAGAAATTATAATAATCAGTGGGAGTTCTCTTTGGGCGTACAACTTCTACATTTTCTCCAAGAAGAAAACTTACGAATTTTTCCAAATCTTCATTGGCTTCGTCTATTACTTGTTTGGGATATGGTCCAACAGGAACATCTGAAACGTCTTTCCTGTCGGCATAGTTAATTGTGCGAACACTCAAGTCCACTTCAGGGACTGTTGCATAGTCTGCAACTCCCACTACTACTTTTTTTAGTTTATCCCATTCATTCTGACTTTTCATCGCACAATACCAGTAATTTGAATCGCATATCTATCATTCATACTAAGATTATAAAATGCATGTTCATCATCATATCTCCAGTAAAAACATTCTCCAGCAATCCACTTACAATACGCAGTATCCTTAACCTGCAAAATTTGTCCAGGAGAACTATCTTCCAACATTACCATACACCTTATGACTTTTTTAGAATCGACCTTGTTTAATTCCATGTATTTTCCATAAAGGTCGGTGTGAAGTGGTAAATACTGTCCAGGTTTAAAGTAGTTAACTGCAGCAGCAACGTTGTCCAAATCCGAGAAATGAGGAATAATATAATTTTCCACACAATTGGGCATAGGATTTGGCATCTGATATTTGTAGATAGACAGTTTTTGTTTACTGTGACCAGAATGCAAATATCTTCTTACTAATTCTTCGTCTTTATGTGTAGATAAAATATAGTCGAGACCGTGAAATTCTCTTATGTCCCAATTTGGTCTTATGTGCGTGATCATTTGAATACAGACATCTCCTTTAAATCTGGGTAATCCCTGGCCGTCCATTTTTTTGCCGGAGATTTTTTCCGACATTTTAGTAATTCAATACCGGTTTTAGCCACCTCTGGCGTCATGTAGTAATGATAACCAATACTAGTTATGTCCTGTTCAGCCCATGGACGAGTAAGATCACGACCATCATATGACATCTTCTTTAACGCATCACGATCATCCTTATTTTGCAGGAGGACCATACCACCACGACCAAGGTTTAAGTGTTTCTTGAACTGAAAACTCAGACACATAAAGGTATTGGGAAGATAGGAACCCTCCTCCCAAAGAACTGCAGCATCAATAATTGTACTGTTTCCGAGATGATAATAGTCAGACCATTCATCTTCTTTCCATTCCCAATTTAAACCAAGTTTCATACACGTCATCGGAACTGAAATATACGTTCTTGTTGGGATGGTAATATTATTATATCCAGTGTATCTCAAACATAGTTCGATGGCATGAGTACAACAATCAGTCGCAACTGCATATGGAGAACCGAAGAACTCTGCAACCTGTGATTCAAATTCAGTAACGTGTTCAAACATCTTCCAGTTCTCTCGGAACAATTATTCTATCATTTGGTTTACCATAAGTAAAGAACTCTTCTAGAGTGTAATCATCTCTCAGTTCTGTCCACCATTTCATACAGGCTTTGTAAGAAAACTCCAGATCAACTCTTTCTTTTTTTCTATCAATGTTTTGAGCCCAACTTCCGAGATTTTGATTGACAGAAATCAAAGGCATACAGTAAGTTTTTCCGTTATGTCCAAGAAAATAATCAGTAGTAAAATTAGGCATATTCAATCCAGAATAAGACCATTTATAATTAGAATGTTTTTGGGAAAGATCGAACTTACCATCTTTATAATGAAGACTTATGATTTTTTCAGCATATCTCCTGTTGATTAATGAAGCACCAGTATCATGTCCAGATAAGATCGGGTGTAGGAAACATGGCATAAGTTTCTCATTTTCAAAACTCATTTGAATACAATCCCAATCATAAGGAATATTATTCATCAAATATTCCCAATCAAAATGCCAGTATTCAATAAAACTGAGATCGTAATCATCCTCCATGATGATTACATAAGGATCATTCGTAGTCTCTAACCAGTTTTTGATGTTTACTAAGTGAGCAAGAGTTATAGACAGTTCTGCAATGTGCCAATTTTTTCTCTTGTATCCTTCTGGAAAAGGATTCAGAATAACCAAGTCTTTCCAATAATCTTCGTAAGTAGAAAGTTGATACTTCGACCCAGAAACTACAGTATAGTCTCTGATTCCCCAATAATCATACTGTGTTTCAGCATATTCTCTTTTATCTGGCCTCTCATCAATGGTCGCAAGGATGATTGGCGGAAGTCCTTTGAGTTTATCTTTTAGATTCATGAGTGACATCCAGAATTAATTTCTTTCTCTTAGGAGAATTCAAGTAAAAGAGATCATCCAAAGTATATTGTGAGGATTTTGTTTTCCACCAATCTAGGACTAATTTATCACAAGTTCTAGACATGACATTTACATTACCATTTCTAAGACCATCACTTATGAAATTGTAATTAGTAGTAAAGACTGGAATTGAATACGTGACTCCAATCTGATAAAGAACAAAGTCTACAGACTGATAGTGATACTCTGGCCAATTTTCATTGTATCCATAATTCGAATACAATTTGAATTTATTATCTATGTAATGAAGTTTGATTAGTTTTTCTGCATATGATCTATTAATCAATACGCATCCCGTAGAGTGATTATTGTGTGTCCACTTGGAAAGATTCATCTTAATAAAGTTCTCCCCAATAATGTGGAGTTGAACGCACTCCCAATTACAAGGCAAACTATCGACTAAAGTTTTCCAATCAAAGTTCCAATACTTAACGGCATCAAAACACAAATCGTCTTCGACTATCAGGCAAGTCTCAGACTCATTAGAATTATACCAATCAATTATACCATGAATTCTATCCACTAAGGTAGCAAGAAACCACACTTCTGTACGAAGTTTATCCGTTATGACTTTTGGCTTCCATTCTTCGTAGTTCTCTACAGAATATCTCGAAGAGTTGACTCTATGATAGTTAGTTATTCCATAGTCAGAGAACTGTTTCTCCATGTGTTCTCTCCGATCTATTCTGTAATCTAGATTAAAATAATATATCGGCGGAAGACCCTCTAACTTAGTCCTCATCATCATGATATGTTTTTACACGTTCTATCATTTTATAATCATGTTCTTTACTATAAGAAAAGAAATCTTCTAAGGTAAAGTTATCTCTCTTGTTCTGCCACCAATCATAATAGATGTCTCTACAAAGAAAATGGTGTTTCTTCGGAACTTTATCTAGATAAGGATTCTGAGTTATCAAAGGTATTTGGTAAGTTTTACCGAGAAAGGGAATATGTTCATCCAATGAGACAACACGATACCCAGTGTCAAATGGATGTGGTCCATACTTTCTAATCAACATATATTTGTCTTTGACATAATGTAAATTGATCAGTTTCTGAGCAAAGTGTCTATTAATTAATATTGGCCCGTATCCAGTCCACCTATCTTTCGGAGACAAAAAGAACATTAGATAATGTTGGGATTCAAATCCTAATTGAACGCAATCCCAATCATATGGGATTCTTTTCATCAGATATTCCCAGTCAAAGTGCCAATATTCTATCAGATTTAAATCGTAGTCATCCTCAAAAAGAATCAGATGTTTTTCATCAGTAGTATCAAGCCAATGTTTAATCATCTCAAGAGTAGACAGAGTGATTGCAGATATTAATCTCTGACCTCTTTTGTTAATAGCTTGTGGAAAATGTAACTTGTCTTTCCAACTATCATAGTCATCAACAAGATACTTTGATCCGGAGAATCTTTTTACATTTGTAAGATTCCACTTATCAAATTGTTTTTCCATGTATGCCCTTCTATCTACTTCAGAATCTAAATTTAGATAGTAGATAGTTGGAATTCCTTTGAGTTTATCAGACATACCAAGTGATAATAGAATAACGAGTTCCAGAAGTTACTGGCATGACTTCGTGAGGGAACATGAAGTTTGAGGGGAACATCACAATAGATCCTTTACCACCCCTTATCATAATCTCTCTATCAAAAAATCCAAACTCACCACCTTCGTAGTCATCATTAAGTAGGAAAGAACAACTTACAGATCTTTGTTGTTCTTTGAATGAATCTGTATGTTGAACATAAAACTGTCCGGTATTATATCTCAATAGGTTATATCCAGTATCAATATCAGAAGTGACATCTTGGAACAGTTGTCTATACTCATTGATTGCTTTTGAAGCACATTCATAGAATCTCTCATCCAATTCTTTTCTGAAATCAAGATTTTTCTCTATTACTACTCCTTCAGAAATATTGATAACGTCACAATTTCTAATGTCAGGATTCAAACCAGTACCAGTTTCACTGGGAACCCAGTCATCACCATGACAATATTCATTTAAGATTGCATCACAAAGTTCTTCTGGAACTACATTTTCAAGAGTGAAGATGTAATCTTCCAGACACTTTTTGCTCGTGTAAGTTGGAACAGTATTTTCAACTGGTTCTTTTTCTACTTCTTTTTCTTCTACTGGTTTAGTATCTTCCCTTTCTTTATCAAAGTATGCATACCCACAATCCCCACGACTCCTAACATAATGCAAGAATACTTGCGTATAATATTCTCCACCATACTCACCCCTCCAATGTGGAGCTTTCTTACCCAGATAAACCATGGCTTCTCCAGGTTTCAAATCTACTTTAACTTCTTCACCAGATGGAGTTTCAATCCATATGGGCCATGACTGATCACCATGGAGATGAAGAGTTAAAGAGATTTCGCAAGCATCTCTATCAACATGTCTCTTTAAAACACTACCGTTTTTATAAATTCTAGCGTAACTATAAGTGGGAAGTACAGTTTCTCCAATCGCTTGAGAGATCTCTGGAGTCTTCTCACAAAGAAGTTCAAGAAATGGAGTATAGTTATAAGTAGAAAAAGAATTTGGAGCTTGGGGATCTCCATCTATGTCATGTTCTTTACAGTACTTTGTAAATTCAAAAGAAAGTTTTGAAGCTCTATCTTTTGAAATAAAATCGTGAAGAATAATATAATTATTCTCTTCTAAAGTTTTTTTCATAATTAAAAATTAAGTTCAAATTTCTTTTAAAAGTTCCTCAATGTCGTAGTAAAGATCCTCTTCTTCCTCTTCACTTTCTTCAGTATTTTCTTCACCTTCTTCTTTTGGGTTATATGCAAGGTGAGTTCTGTTAAAATCAAGCATTGTTTCTTGCATTGCCGCATCCAGTTCTTTCTGCATCCTAGCGGCAGCTTCTTCTTCCAGTCTTATAGACTCAAGTTCTTCATCACGTTTTTGTTGCCACTGACTAATAGCCTTTAAGAAAGAACAAACATTGTCTATACCGAAACTAGTAATTGGAACTGGATGTGCAGGTCCAACAAACTCCACCTCACCTTCTTCGGTTTCATCATCCCAATGAACAGCATGAATTACCTTACCATCAACTTCTGGAATCCAGGATAAATCAATATCAAAATAAGAAATACCATCAACACCAACTACGTTATCGCTGGGAATTATGTGTACTTTCATGTCTTATTCTCCTGATCGAGATTCTGGTAGTGTGTTAGTGTTTGTACTAGTTAAGGAAGTTACGTTGACTGGCATAATGCCATTCTGTTGAAGTCCTTCAATATATAGTTGTCTATTCTCTTGATTAGATTTTACAACTTCATTTCGGAAAGACTCGACTGCAGCACCAGTCTGCATCTGTTGTTGAGAATTTTCAATCTGTAACATGGGCATCCAAGACACAGCGCAAGACCAGTGATCAACCTCTTCTCCAGTATTTGGATTCATACCCCTAACATGCATGTACCAAGAACACTTATGTTCTACGCAATCTTTTTTGATTAAAGGACAAAAAGTTCCAGGTTCATTGTTCTTTTTCATAACTCAAAAATAATATTTTCTATTGTACAATATTTTAATTAAAACTGCAAAGAATAACATTCATATATCTAATTCTCATATCAAAAGATCCTGAGAAGTTACAAGTTCCCGACCAAGGGTGGTTATGAGCCCCACCGCCGCCGGTGTTATCAGTATTTGGTGTAGAACGAGTCCAACCAGAACCACTACCTACGTCACCTCCACCAGGAGTCAGTCTGGTTGCATTATTTGGGTGGGAGTGTGCTGCCATTTGAGGAGCGGATAATGTATGATTACCAACACTACCACTCATAGGAACACCAGGTTGAGATACTGGTCTAAGAGAGGTTGGGAATATACTACTGAACGCAGT